CCATGGATGAAGTCCGGAATTTGCATACATATCAAAGAACGGAATACTTCTATATGCACAGATATCTTTCAGCAAATCAACATAAGCCTGAGTAGTATAGGAATAAGGAGCACCAGGCCATCTTGTATCCCAGGGACAAGGGGCAACAATACCAATATTGGCAATAGGATTAATTGTAAAAATATTGTCCAATGTAGTGTTGATGCATCCGGCAATAGTATTTGTTCCTGTGTCTGTTTTTGTTCCGAGTTCATAGGTAGCACCGAGATCGTTAAAGCTACCGAATATTGTAATTACATCAGCATCTGCAGGACAATTCTGGACCATCTGGTAAAATGCTTTGTTATTGCCTTCTCCTCTTTTATATCCAGCACCATCCTGGGCCAATATAACAGGGTTAATTGAAGTCTGCTCGGATATGTATTCATAATATCGTTTAGTTGCTGTTGCGTTTTCATTACTTGTAATAGAATCACCAACACAAACCCATTTTTTATTGTTCCATGGCTTATAATCTTCAGATACAAGTTTCAGAATGTGTTCTTGAATAGAAAACTGCTGATAGCTGCTATAGATCCAATATCCGACTTCCATGGAATCAATATAGGCCGGAACAGTAAATTCAAAATTGTCAATATGATAAACATTTGTTGCTACTGTTTCACCTACTGCAGAGGCTTTAATACCATCAACAAGGACGTTATTTCTGTAAAATGCTACGATGTAGTTATCATAGAACATATATCCGGAATATACAAACCTATCTCCGGCATTTACAGAAATAGGAGAAGTTAATTTCCAATTATCGTCTGCACCAGTGTATTTTGTTCCATCCTGAATAAATACACCATTATTTACTGTATAAGAAGGCGTTACAAGTTCATCAATAGTATTCGGAAGAATAATATCAGATAGTTTTTCAATCAATACCGGATATCTTGTGAACGATTTAGCATAGTCAGCATGCCAGGCAATTCGAGCAATCTTTGCATTCTCCGGTACATCAACAATATAGTTAGTGAATTTGTATGTATTTGTTGATATCAGATCGCCCTGGTTATTTTGAACAGCACTTACAAACACATCCATATCAGTATAGAATGCAACAGCAGCATTACCATACTTGGTGGTCATATTAATGACAAGCCTTTCACCCTGTTCTACCTGAATAGGTGACGTAATACAGAATTTTACATCACCGGCACTCTGAATAATACCTGTTGTTCCATTTATTACCCTGTCAACAATAATATTATAAGACAAGTTCTCCTGATTATTTCTGGAAGGATTCATTACATAAGTCTGAAATGCCTGTGCAAGTTCAGAATAATCATCCGGAATTGATTCGAGAGTTGTTGACAACTTTGTTTCTGCAGCAGTATTAAATTCCGCGATTTTAACTGATAAAGTGTTATTTAGATAATCTTGATGAGTAGTGTACCAATCGTTCAGATCCTGCAAAGCATCAGCCAATTCTTCCGCGATATCTTCACTGTGTTCTTCGTACCAGCTGTTAAGCAGGTCTTCCAATGTATCATATTTATCCTGTAAATCAGAGAGGCCGGAAGCAGTTTTCTCTTCAAGGGAGGCTTCACCATCTTCAATAAGCTGTTGAATTTCTGTGTACTGATCCTTAAAATCTTTGACAATTTTGATGATCCAATCGGTATTTAAATCATGGAAATTCGTATAGGGGAAATTTTCTCCGATCATATTCATTCTCCTTTCTTAATATACCAGAATACAGAAACGATTCCGGAAATCATCAATAATTATATCATACATATTGAATAGTTCAACTTCGCGCTGTTCTCTGATCATCTGCTGCACGGTCATCGTACCAATATTTCCGTGCGCTCTAAGTGTATGTGATCCGCTTTTATATGTTTGTAGCTGGCTTCCGTAGGTCTTTCCTTCCGTCACGCTCTGAGTTTTTCCGAATGTTGTTGTGCTGCTGCCTGTTTCAGTATTTCCATAAACGGTAGTAGTGGATCCATCATCCTGATCCCTGGTTTCCTTCACCAGCCCGTCATCATCACCAGATGCAGTAGAATCAAAGCCAGCTTTCCAATGGCCTTTTGTATCCGTTCCGGTAACACTGTCCTGTCCTGTTTTAGCCAGGCTTGTTGCTACACCTTCCGTTCCTCCATCAGTAATGCTTTCTGTACGGCTGTCCGTACCGGTATGCGTTGCCGTATCGTTACCGCTATCAGTACCGCTTTCCTGCCGGTCATAGTTTTCGATCGGATTGTATTCGTACTGCGTTGTAGCATAAAGCCTATTCCAGATATCCAGCTGCTTAGCGGACCATACACCGATCAGATTTTTCATGACAACAGGATTCGGATAGATAACTTCCAGCTCTGCCAGCTCAGCAAGAAGGTTTTCGACCAGCGTATCTTTATCCATTGCAGACGGAATCTGCATATAATCGAATAGGGTATCATCCCAATTATATAGACCCATCACGGACATTGTTGCTGCTCTGCCCATCAATATCAACTCCTTCCGCAGTATCTTTTCCGATCAGTTCATCCGGCGAATGGCGCCAATCCACAGAAATGGAAGTTCCGAACATTTCATTAGTCCGTTCAGCGCATTTCTTAAGTTCTTCCAGCCATAGTTCGCACTTGCTTGTTGTTTCAATATTATTAGCGTTTATTTCATCGACAAGCAGCCTTTCGCGCTTATCAACGTTTGCGTTCGGAATTCCGATATCAGTATCATATTGAAATTCAATCTTGCGCATGTCCGCTATTATATCGGAAACGATATAGTTCTGCTTAATGTTCTGCTGGAATGCATCCCAGGAAGGGGATCCATCCTCTTTGAAGAGATCCTTTCCTATTACAACAGCAGGCTCTCCTCCGGAAACTTTATCGAACAGCTTTTTGTAGCTTTCCGCGCTGGCCTTATCCTTGGCAGGGAACACAAAGGATAAATGGCTGTTCAAAAGGTTTACTCCTGCCGTTTCAGCGCACAGGGCCATCATATCAGCATAATAATTCACCAGGTCCATTATGCCTCCCCAATCAGGCTGTAGTTTAAACACTGTACAATCAATCCCGATTCGAGGCTCAAGACGGCCTTTAAGAAGGGGATTTGTGATGATCAGGTTTGTAGGCTGATAATAAATATCATACCCATAAGGCGCGCCAGCCTGACAGATAATGCCGTATTTGTCCGTTTCTACAACACCAATACATCCCCAGGAATAAAGCACGTACAGGAAATAATCCCTGCACCATGTTTCCGGCAGTTCCCATTTAAAAACGGACATAGCTTTTTGCAACAGATATCTCCGGAAGAATCTCTGAAGCTGTGTATTTTTGACATGGATTGTTGAAGGGGAAAATCCGGAATTGAACATATTAATATAATCGTATGTTTCCGGAATGCCACATCCTATATTTTGAGGCATCTTCTTTTTAACTCCTTTCGTTTATTTGCCATTGTAAACATGATCCATACTGCCAGATTTGATCCTGACGGATCTGGCGGATTAGGATCATCCGGATCGAATGGCGGATCATCCGGATCATTCGGTAAAGGCAGCAGGAAGTCCTCCGGTTGTATTATATCCGGCGCATCAGGCCCTGTAAAGTAATCATAAAACCAACGTGCATTTGTTGGACGATACCCTGGTCCACCGGCATTTCGTTCGTATCCTGCTGCCCAGGCTTTCGCAAGCGTTTCACAGCTGGCTGTTGAATATGGATAGTTTGCGAATGTATATGTTACTCCGCTATAACGTACCGGAGTAAAGAATGAAGTTGTATTGTTCTGTACATCGTATTGTTGCTCTCCGCGGATCCTGTACATCTGAGTCCATCCATCAAACCAGATAATATTATTTGAATCCGCATAATTAACAAGTTTCTGTCCTTGTACTCCGTTCTTTGTTGAATATCCATCCCATTGTACAAGACCTATTGCGTACGCTTTCCGTGAGTCGTGATAATATTCTTTGTAGAAGTTTATCATGACAGAGTTCGGAACATCTGACAGGTTTGCTGCGCTGTTCGGAAGCCTGTATCTGTTTGTTGCCTGAATAAAAGCAGGATTGATTGTCGATTCTCCCTGCATGTTACCAAGCATTCCGCATATCGCGTTTATTGTCCATCCTTCATTAATAAAGAAAGACCGGATAATATTCGCATTGTTCAGCTGTTCAGATGATGGAGTTCCGGACCATCCACCTATAGTGATATCTGTTGCCATATAGAATCCGTTTAAAAATACAGAATTCATTTAATCACTCCCAGAAGAATCCGCTTGTCAGGAATCTGCTGATAATCTCTTTTTCTTCCAGCATACAGGGGATATCATGATCACCTTCAGCGCACATAATAAACCCTGTAAGGTTCTTTATTGTGCGATTTTCACATAAAGGCCGTCCTTTATGTGTAATATCTTCATCCACAATTTTGTAGAATGTACTTAGTATTTTGGTATGAATTGCAGGAGAGAGGAAAGAGCCGTTTTGTCCGCTTGTTTCCACCTGTGGCATTGCTGCCTGCAATGTATTATAAATACCACCGGCTCCGGCAATCAATCCTGCTGTCAATGCTCCTGTGGTTCCTCCTGTGATCATTCCCATAGCAGCAGCCGGAAGAGCAGCTTTTGCAGTATTGATAGCCTGGACAGCTGTACCCAAATAATCAGTTCCTACTTGTGCAAGCTGAATAGGAACACCGAGCAGGAAATCTCTTTGCGCGATTGAGATATAAGTTGACGGAGATGATGCGGTGTTGATGCCAATATCCGCGTGACAGGATCCTGTTATCAGATCAACATTATATTTTACGGAAATTGATGACCACACATTATAATATGAAGGATCAATTGCAACAGTTCCGAATCTGCCTATCAGTGTCCTGGTTGTATAGGGAGCAAAATTCAGATAATATCCTCTTCCTGTTGCCTGCGGATGAGCTGCAACAGTTCCGCTTTCAACTTCAGTAAAAATAAGCCTCTGTGCATACAGAAGATATCCGGAAAGCGGATAGGGCCACCAGCCTATTTTAATAGAGGAAACACTTGTTTTGTCAGTAATAGAAGAAGCACCAAAAGGAAACCACATACAAGAAGCAATATATTGAAATGGATTATAAAGCGTTTTCAATACTTCCTGTGACAGATCCGTTACAAGCGCCTGCCCTCCGGAATCAATAATGCCCATGATTTCAAGGTTATCATCTGAAAACAGTTTATTTTTCAATGCACCGAATTGTGCGGAAGTCATTGCGTAATAGGAAATAGCACCAACAGCATCGGTGCTGCCTCCTGAGATAATTCCTACAATATAGCATCCTGTGCTGATTGTATCCGTAAATGCGCTTGTGATTGTTTCTTCACTTATAACAAAGTCGGTTGTTGCCGGATACATTACATCAGTGATCATCGGATTATAATCCGTTCCTGTTGAGTTGGTCCGCAAGATATATTCATTCAATTCCCCGATATCCGTTTTCCATGAGGCAAGAACATCGCAATCAAGCCGGACTTCCCAGAGGCCATCTACCCAGATCCAATCCCTGACAAAATAGTATCTGTTGAATGCAGGAATTACAGCATAAATATATACTTCCGGACATGCATCAGCTGCCAGCCTTTTGATCTGAAATACAGGATGTAAAACGCTTGACGGCATAATCATATTTCCCTGAATAGTCAACGCAGCTGTTCCGGTCGGTTGCTTTGTCGAGTTAGTTTTCTTTTCAAAAGTAGAATAGAAATCAATTGTTATCATTTTCACCCTCCTATTAAAATACGGAGGAAGATCCCTCCTCCTCCGTATATAGGTTTCCGGCAATTATGCCAGCAGGAACACAACCGCTTTCTCGGTATTGTCCTGGAAACACCTGAGTCGCATATTGTACCAGAAATTAGTGTACTCCCCAGCGCCATTTCGTGCCGGATATACATTCTGATGTACCATTGCCCAGCCAGCAGCATCCGTATCAAACAGCAGCGCGAAAACACCGGTCTGAGTCTTTGCGGATCCAGCTGTGGTAACTTCGCCGGAAGTGTTCGTGTATGTCGGTTTCACGATCACTTTGTCGGGGGTGGCGATACCCTGCCAGAACGGAATGCTTTCAACATCCGCCAGGCTCAGATAGTTGTCATGGAAAGTATCAGCCAGAACACGACTTTCCATCGCGTACCGGTCATCATCCAGAATATAAAGGTGCTGCTTGTCATATGGAGTATGACGTGCGATATTCTGGCTGCTGATCTTTGTCTGATACATGGTAGACATTGCGCGGAATTTATTGGCAATGGCCGCAATACGGCCGTAGCAATACTTCATAAACGGACCAAAGTTATCCGGCAGGAAAATCGTGGTGCTGGTATATTCACCACCGGACAGGCTGTTATATTCAGTAAGCAGCTTTACAACACGTGCGGAATTATTTTCCACAAGCAGGGTTCCGATCAGATTGCTGATCAGGCCGGTAGACAGGCCGTCCTTGGCAAGTTCGATCTTATTGCTCATGTACGTTGTCATCATGGCCAGGAAGGATCCGAATTCTTCCGGACCGCGGAAGGCCGTTTCAAGCTGATCATCGAAAACAGTATAATGATCCTGGAAAACACTCTGGCCGATAAAGTTCGTCTGCTGGACACCGCGCTTTTTGATCACATACTGATCAACGGAATATCCATCGCCGGTTTCATGTCCGCTCTGGCTGGAATCATACGCAACAGGCCAAGCGTAAGCCTTGGAATCATCCCAATCATCTTCAATGATGGACAGCTTGCGCATGTAGCCTCCCCAGGTGGGAAGATCCTTTTCAAGGCCCATAAAACGGCTGTCATAAGGCCGGATAGAGAAGATTGTGCGCGCCAGCACATCGGACAAAGTATTATAGATAATGTCCTTCGGCAGGGAAAGCGCGGTCTGTGCGACACTGATAAAGTCCGGAGTTGTGGAAACAACCACATCTCTGCCTGTTGCCTGTTTGACCAGGCTTGTGAGAACAGTAGAACACTGCTGGAACGAAAGAGAGTTAACTCCCATATTTATTTCCTCCTTTTATTATTTAGGTTTCGCCATCGGCTCCGCCAGAATCTGAAGGAGTCGTATTGGTAACAATCGCATCAAGATCCTCTTTGATATCTCCGAGAACCTCAATCAGGGCAAGAGCCAAATCTCTGTCCATAGATTAAACCTCCTTTTTCTTTCTGCTTGGACGTATAATCTCCGCCAGCGTTGATGCAGCATCGGGCTGGTTAGGATTTCCGCCAGGAATGAAACTTGTCTGTATAGCGTTCGCCTGAATTGCGCTGGTCAGCTGCGCAATGGATTTCATAACGTCAGATAGGGAAGGCTGCCCTTCCGCTTGTGCCGGAACAGGGGCCGGGGCCGGTTGCGCATCCGGTACGGCAACGGCAACGGGTTCGTTAACGGGTGCCGGTTCGGGTTCCGGTACCTGTGCAGGAATAGCCACGGGATCTGGTTCAGGGTTAGGAGTTGGGCTGTTTTGTGGGAATAGCTGTGAGATCTCATCTTTTGTATAACCTGCCTTTACTAATGTTAGGATATCCGAAAGTTCCATGATTATTATCCTCCAAATAGGTATTTTGTCAATGTTTCCACAGCTTCCAGGAATGCGCTGTCAGTGCTGGATGAATTCCGGATAATGTTTACCGCTATCAAAGCATCCTGTTTTGTCAGATCCGGCTGATTGAAGTCCAGCATTTTAGGGATCCCGATATGAGTAAAGCCCTGAAGCTGCCGGTAACCTACGCCATCCCGATAGCTGGTTTTTGTAGAGTCGCGCACTTGTTCGCGCTCATTCCGGCAATATATCCCTACATGTGTCGCGTTCCCTTCTTTGTCTGTATAACCCTTTTCCTTTTCGCCTCCGTCATTCCGCACAATGAAAACCCAGGCACCCAGGGGGATGGATCCGAATTTTGTTCGCGCCTGCTCGATGGTTCCTTTCCATGAAAGAGCATTGCGCCACATTGAATTGGATCCTTTCCAATTATATACGCTTCCGTCCGGCTTCCGTACACCGCAATCCTTCAATACTTCTTCCACATATGCTTGACAATCCAGCTTTGAGTAAGGAATGCCGGTATACTTATCAGACATTGCCTGAGCTGCGAATTGATTTCCTGTTATCATTTGCTTACTCCGTCCAGCTTGTCAACAAGCCTTTGCATGACAAGCGTATTGTTTGAAATGGCCTCTGTTAGTTCTTTCTGCTCCTGCTTGTGATCCTCGCGTTCCTTGTTCCACAGGTAAAAAGTTGCGATCAGGCAGGCAACAGGAACAGCCAAATTTGAGAACAAGGAAACAATAGCATCCATATAATTTTCCTCCTTTCTCAAAATATACGAAGGTGGACAGCCCTTGTGACCGTGCGGAGTCATGCCCGCCCTTCCGGGGCTTGCACTGGGCAGGCTGCCCACCTGGTTAGATTATAATTTCTTCCTATTAAATATGTCAAGTTTTTGGAGTTTCCCAATACTTTAAGAATAGCTTTTCTGATAAAACATCCTCAAAATCTACTTTACCGGAAACATATAAATCCCAATGAGCGCGATATAATCGCTGATAATGCAGCCTATCAGTATCTGAGAAAGTGTACCTTTTGTTGAATACTCCGGACATATGAGTAGAAGAATAAAGCCGGTTTTCTGATTTGTGTTTGTAGATACATAATTCTCCTATGCTGCAAACAGGGATATATTCATTCAATGGCCTGGGCCGGACATGCTGCGTATTAATATTAAAATCATTATCCAGGGCCATGGCTTCAAATTCAGATCCGGAAGTTAACTTGTATAATGCTGTTCCGGATTTCTTCCGGCTGATAGGTGATCTGTGCAGCATGATCAATTGTATTCCGCGCTTGTCATCCGTCCATCTGTCATTATGTCCGCGCTGCATTTTATCAGCAATCCGGATCAGCTTCAGGGATTCAAATACCGGATTGGTAATATCATTTGCATTGGCAAGACATAATAGCTGAATAGGAGCCACGCCGGTTATTTCCCTGTTACGGTTCATTGTTTCGTAGGCATTCCATAGGGCATCAGCTTCGTTTTTCAAAAGCCGTTCGTGTTTCTCCGGTATGAATTCATCATAGATTATAAGCTGAATATCTGAGGCATCAAATCCGCGCATATTACTTATAGTAGATAATGCGCAAGTGTAGCCGATCGGAATTTTATTTTCTCCGTCCATTTCATAGAACATTGAATTATATTTGCTTATCCGCTCAACTTCTACATTGATCAGCATGTCATGATTCAAAGGCTTGAAAACAGAAAATTCCGGCTTGCTGATAAGATCGGCCTGGCTTTGCGTTCTCCGCATCAGCATAAACTTAAGCCTCCGTTCCCTGGCAACCTTCAGGGCCGTGTAAGTCTTGCCGGTGCCTCTGCCTCCTACCAGAAAGTTGAAGGGATACCCTTCATTGAGTATCCCTTCAATATTCACGTATCCGTTAGGATCGTAAATTTTCATTTAGCAATATCACAAGTCAAATACTCGCGGTTGCTCTTGCTCTTGCCGGAACCAACCTTGAATTTTGTCGGAAGCGGTTCACCGCTGATTTCAAAGATATCAAGGATATCATTGAAATTCCGGACAAACGTTTTGCTGTTGGTCGCGTACCGGACACCCTGGGCCGTTTCAACGGACAGAACCTGCATAGGCTCGCCGTTAACGTCTGTATCCTGATACAGAACAAACTTGCTGATCTCCAGGATTTCACCCTTTGCATCTGCCATCTTCCGTACATCGCTGCCCTTTGTCAGAGAGTACAGATCCGCGCTGGTAAGTCCTTCGCTCTTTTTGATGATTTCCATGTTGTTTTCCTCCTTGTTTGTTGTGTGTTGTACTTCCAGAGGCATCAGGGTCGTGGCACAATCCTGCGCTGTTTTATGCTGGTTATCTGCACGTTTAAAGTATGGGCTTCATACGCCTCACAGTTCGCGCTCGCCTGTCTGCCTCCGTTGATAATTTTATCAGATGACATACGGATTGTCCAGATAATTTTTTGCATATTTGATAATTCGCTCATATTCGCCGTTAATACCAAGCGTATACTCTGAAGGAAGGATAGCAATGTTTGAAATGATATCCAGCTTGTGTCCGTCAATCGTTACGCTTTTGATCTGCGGATCGTCATTATATACTGCTTCGGCTCCCCCTGCCTCACGGAATACAAAACCGTCCTCGAATGCTTCCAGGCCTCCGTTATCGTCGAGTTCTTTCCCTCCCTTTGCTTTATTAACTCCTGCAATCGTGCAATGTGTAGGGCCGTTCTCTGTTTCTTTGTAAGCATATTTCTTAGCTCCTAAGGTTTTGAATGCATAATAAGCGTATCCGGTTTCCGGATTGTCCTCAGATTCAAACACTCCCATATAATGAGTCACGCCAGCAGGATCTGTAGCAAAAGCGCCACTTTCTCGACACTCAGCAATGCGAGCATTGTTATACTCAGTCCAATCAATATCCCCAATATACTTAACAGAATCCGTATCACAATAGACAAAATTCGCATAATTTTCTCCGTTTCCATGTGCTAACTTTACACCCTGGAATAACTCAAATCTCGCCCAGCATGTCACCCAGACACCCCATTGATAAGCCAGGAAGGCTTTTTTATTATATTCTCCTAATAATTCGCGTTCAATTAATTCAATAGCTTTCTTTTTTTCTTCATAGGATAATGATTCATTTTCTTTTATTGCTGTGAATGAATCATGCCACTCACCTACTTGTTGAAAGATCTGCTTCCCTTTTACGCTCGCCTGGGCCATCATTCCATAGCATGCATTCAGTAAAGCCTTTGCCTTGTCATAGTATAATTCCATTCCTTTCACTCCTTTTAATTCGGTTTTATCACGATAATATTTGACTACTTCATTAATCAGAGGTTCCGGCAGTTTTTTATAAGAAGAATACCACGCTTGCAGTATTTTTATTTCACCTTTATACTGCTCTGTAATTATATGCAAATCAACATCGGTAATAGTTGTTTCCAAATAATCAGCCTGCAATATCCGTCCGTTATCCTCTGTATCTATACCGATTTTTATTTTCCGGCATTTGTCACTGCTTAAGTAAGGGCAGCCCCAATATTCATCCCTGAGTTTTAGATTTGTTATTGATATTCTCATTAACACTGCTTTATGCCGTATTGTCATACAACGAATTATATAATCTAAATTTAAATCCGATTTCATTATAGGTGTAAATACAGACATAGGAAATTCCCGATTGCATATCACTGCCGGATAGCTTGATGACCGATCTGCACTATGAACACCATGCACAATATCCCCTGCAAAGTATCTGTTAGCATGCGTATCTCCTCCGCGAAATGCCTCACGCAGAGCGCAATACAATTCATAATCCGGAAGAATGCTATAGACGAAATTATGATGTATTCCGTTCCGCATAGCCCTTTTTACGTTCCGGCGAACATAGCCTGTTGATGTTAACGGTATTGTTTGAAGTGTATCACCATCACGAGCCATTAACGCATTGACAGCTTCCACAAGGCCACGGACATCGTTTATACAATATTCAAGTTCACGTTCGGTAAGTTCTGTCCATGGATACCGTTTCTTAGAATAATCAAAATCATCCCCAGAAAGTTTCTGATGTTCAACGTTCATCCGTTTTGTAAAATCCTTCAGGCTCATATTAGTCAATTTATAGCTGCATCGGAATTCAAAGCATTCAAACATGTCACACTTCAAGAGTTTTCTGGATGCCACCGCAAAAACTTCATCAGGCTTAAATTGATACACCGACTTGAGGTATTGAAATTCATGACTGAGATTATGAACGAACACAACAAGCCACCGGCCTTCCGGCAAGGCTCGCCGGATTCTCTGAAGTAAATCCTGGAATTCTTCCCAAGTCCGTCCGATAACGGTATAATCCGTTGAAAATTGCCATTGCCAGATATACATCACGGATTGACGGATATCTTCAAGCAGTGTTGTCTCAATATCAAAAGCTGTTGTAAGCCCGATATACTTTCGCTTTTTTCCTCCTGGATTCCCTCTGCGATTCTTTAGCAATGGACAATTTTTGAAGTATTCCTCTGGTTTAAAATCCGCACATTTTATAACCATAAAATCACCTTTATCTTGTAATAGGCTGCCAACCCATAGCATTGACGAAACTGTCCATATTAATAGTCGTTTCGTCTTTTATATCTTCGCCGGCCATATAAACTGTCATAGCTTCCCTTACTTCGCCGGAATGGATAAGGAATTGTTCAAGATTAGCAAGTACCTTTTCAAACTGCTGATCGGTCAATCTTAAAGTAGCCTCTGCCAATTCATATATTTTATCAGATCCATAAACGATTTTTAATCGTCTTGCAGCTTCAAGTATTTTTATGACACGATCATAATTTTTATCATTCAAAGGTATTCCCTGCTTATTCCAATTATTTATAGTCTTTTCTTTTATCTGTTTCTGACCGGTTACCGTGCTGCCTTTCGCTCGCATAAACTTATTCAATTCAGCTAACGCTTTAGGTAAGTCACGGGGATCCATATCTTTTAATTTTTTAAATCCGTGAGGATGAGATTTGACAGCTTTTGATTCAGGAAAGGCTTTTTCCAACCTGTGTAATCGTTTCTGAGCTGCGTCACGCATACGAGTATACTCAGCCCTCATAGCAGCAATATCTTCCTTGGTGCCGGAACGCAAAACCGTTTCGGCACCCTGGACGGTATAATAATCTTCTGAATACTTGCGACGAAAAGAAGGATCTGTTACCTTTCGGGCCATGATCAATCACCCTCCTTTATACCCAGGCTGTCAAGGTAAAACTTGACGGCCTTAGAAATGAAGTCAGAACGATTGAAGCCGTACCTTTCAACTAACCATTGCATGCGGTTAAAGATCTCAATAGGAAAGGAGATTGATATAACAATCCTTGAGCCTTTTGTGCGTTTAGTTCCATCCTTCATTATAATTTACCTCCATCAATTTTCTGTAGCATTCGTCAATGCGTTCCATGATCTGCTGATATTCGTTAAAGGGAAGATCGGAATCAAAGAATGCACAACGATGAATAACGTTTAAGAGATTCTGACCGGAAACAAAACCATAGTTAGGCACCTGGCTGATCCGGTCTGCGTAGAAGTTAAAAGCTTCACTTTTGCCGGTATACCTGATCATTGCTGCACCTCCTCAAAACGTCCTTGTGTGCTAAAATCCCATTCATACTTGCCGTCATCACATAGCATAATACCATGAGCAAGGAAAGTCCATCCGGTGAACAGATTCTGAAGAATATAAGTATCATACGAATAAACTGTTGGTACATGCTTCAGAACACGAAATGGAGTTGCGATATCAGGGTTTTCGATAACTGATCCGATCTTCAATGCTTCCATGTTTTTTTTTTTACTTCCTTTCACATTTGTTTAGACTTCCATGAGACAAAGTACCAAGTTTAATTGTACATTGTATCATCTCCAATGCATAAAAATTTCATCATCACATTTTATCAAATTTATCAACCGAATGCAATATATGTTTTGGTACCGAACGAATTGCCGGCTGGGGAAACGGCCTGGGCGAGCGAGCCACCTGTATTAGGTAATGG